GCTCAAGGGTGCGCTGCGGGGCGACCGTGACGTGGTGGCGCTGTGGCAGCATCAGAGCGACAAGCCGCTCGGTCGCCAGAGCAACGGCACGCTGGCGCTGCGGGATACAGCCGAGGGTCTTGAGGTGGAGATTATTCCGCCTGACACGAGCTGGGGCAAGGACGCGATGGTCAGCATCGGCCGGGGCGACGTGCGGGCGTTTTCGTTCGGTTTCGAGGTGCCGGAGAACGGCGAGGAGTACGACGGCAAGAACCGGATGCGGTACATCACCGACCTGGTTCTGCACGAGGTCTCGCCCGTAACGTTTCCGGCCTACCCGGAGACCAGTGCTGCGGTTCGTGACTGGTTCGCCCTGCAGGCGCAGAGCGATCCGGTTGTGGATATGCCGGTAGACGACCGTGCGCGGGCGCGGCGGGCGGCGAGACGGCGGAAGATCGAAATTGCTGAGAGGGAGAACAGACGATGAACGCCATGTTGGAGCTGCGCCAGAGGCTGGACGCAGAGATCGAGCGCGCCAGGGCCGTGAACGGGCAGGCCGAGGCTGAGGATCGCGACCTCAACGAGGGGGAGCGTGCTGAATACGACGGGGCCATGAGCCGGGTGGACGAGCTCAACAAACGCATGGCCAGGCTGGAGATGCTGAGCAGGTTCGCTGGCGAGACCCAGGCGCCGGCGGTGCTGAGGCTGGAGCGCGGCGACAACGAGGAGCGGGCCTTCGCTCACTACCTTCGCACCGGGGACGCCTCGGGCATCACTCACCGGGCGTACAACAACACCGACATGAACATCGGCACGCCGGCCGATGGCGGGTACGCCGTCCCGACCGGTCTGTACAACCAGATCATCGCCAGGCGCGATGAGGCGCTGCTGGCGCCCAAGCTGGGCGTGCGGAACATCGGCGGCAAAGGGTTGACCGTGCGTGTGCCGATCGACAACGAGGCCGACGTGCTGTTCCTGGTGGAGTCCGAAGCGGCCACGATCGATCAGGATGCTCCGGCTCTGTACTACAAAGACCTCACGCTGGCCAAGTACGCCAAGTACATCACCCCGTCGTGGGAGCTGCTACGTGACGAGGACGCCAACCTGATGGGCTTCATCATGGACTGGGTGGCGCGTGGCGTGGCGGCAACTCACAACAGCGCCCTCATTACTGAGGCGCTGGCCAACGGCACGGCCGGGCTGACCGTGGATTCGGCGTCTACCATCGGCGCCGCCGAGATTCCGGAGCTGGTCGGCAAGCTGGCTCCCGAGTACCAGGAGGGGGCGCAGTGGATCCTGGCTCCTACCACCGTGGCGCTGCTGCAGGGGCTGAGCGGTAACGCCTTCTACTTCGCGCCGATGAGCGCCGGCTATGCTGGTCGCCCGACTCTCTGGGGCTTCCCGGTGAACCAGTCGAGCTACGCTTCGGCGATCGCCGCCAGCGCGAAGAGCTTGGTTTTCGGCAACTTCAACTACATGGCGAAGCGCGAGGTGCAGAGCCTCTTCATGCTGCGCGACCCGTACACGGTGGCGACCAGCGGTCAGATCCGCTTCCACTTCTGGTTCGACATGGTCTACGGCGTGCTGCAGGCCGAGGCGATCCAGTACGCCACGCATCCGGCCTCCTGATGAGGGCATGACATGACAGACCAGGCGGCACCGTTTCTCCAGGTGGTCACGAAGACGTTTGGCGAGCTATCCACCAAACTGGCACGCAATGCGGCCAGTTTGGCGACGCAGACCGACCCGGACTGGGTGAAGACGCTCGTGGTTGACTCGGTGGGGAGAGGTGTCGCCTGGTCCAATACCAAGCGCGAACAGGGGGAATACGGGCATGCGGGTGATTGCAATGCAGGACGTGACCGTCCTTGACGGCGGGCAGACGATCCGACTGACGCATGGCCAGGTGTACGACCTGGTTGACGCCGGCGACGATCTGATCCGGGCAGGCTACGTGAGCAAGCTGCCGTCCGAGCGACTGGCGAAGGGCGCGCCGGTGGAGCGGGCCGAGGTGAGCCAGCGGGCCGGCTGGCGCAAGGCAAAGGACAAGGCGCAGTAGGATGGCACGCTGGACGGGCGCTCTGGTCCTGGCGGCGGCGCTTCTGGCGCTGATCGTGATCTCGGCGACGGTCCCGTCGCCGCTGTACGTGGCTGCCCAGGACGAGGACACCGAGACGCCCACGCCCACGAGTACGGTGACGCCGACGGCGACCTGGCGGCCGATCCCGTTCGTCGGCTATACCGGCTACAGCAGCGGGGCCACGAGCGTGCCGCCGTTGCGCCCGACGCATGACCCGCTGTACCAGGCCAATGCCAGCGGCACGCCCGTGGCGCGATACCCTCTGGGCGTCAACTGCAATGTGCCGCTAAACGTACTGTGGCCGACGGCGCCGGATGACCCGCGGGCCTGCACGACGCCAGGCGCCTGCTCGACCAGCAACATTGGTTGGTCTGTGCTGGACGGTTGCGTGCGATCGGCCTACACCGTGACGCTGGGCTCGGGTGAGGTGATCACGCAACCGGTGGCGCTGGTGCTCCCGGGCTACATGATCGACGCCGGCGGCTCAGGCACGAGCGGCTCGCCGTATGGCGTCCCGCTGGTGCCAACGTGGATGGCGACCGGGACGCCTAAGGCGCTCTCGACGATGCAGTGGATTCCGACCCGGGCCAATCCGACGCGGGTCAATCCGACCGTTCCGGCCGGGACGGCGACAAACACGCCGCTGCCGACAAACACGCCGCTGCCGACAAATACGCCGGTCTATTACTACGGCATCGAGTACGACAACCCGACCTTGCTCAACCGGATCAAACAGATCATTTCCGAGGCCGGGACTCGCTACGCCGACGATCCCAACATCGCCGTGATCCGCATCAATACTGGCTGGTTGGGTGAGACGCAGCCGGTGCGCTGCAACAATGCCAATACGAGTTGCAACGACAAGGGCCTCAAAACGGTGCACGAGGCCAGCATCACGAGCTGCACTGACTACGTGACCTACATCCGGGAGATTGCCTCGGCGGCATACGCCGCGTTCCCGGACGTGCCGCTGGTGGTGGCGGCCGGGGCGGCGCCGTGCGCCGGGTCAGGCTGGGACTCCTCGGTCAAGGCTCGTAACCTGCTCTGGAGCGGCGGCGACGGGTGGAGCTACAACGGGACGCCAGTCCCGATCGGCATGAGCATTCACGCGCAGTCGCCCGACTACGAGGCTGCTGATGCGCCGACCAGCGTCGCGGCAGCACGCTACCAGGCGTATTCGCTGATTGGCGAGCTGCGCGAGGCGGCGACGCCGGTGTGGGGCGGGGGCGAGCTGCACTACGGCAAAACGGAATCGGAGGTTGCGCCCTACAACCCGTGGGCGTACCTGTACCAGACGGTTGTGCAGGCGGCCGGCAACGGTTCGCTGTTCGTGATGCCAGGCACGTCCTGGACCAACACGAGCTACAGCGACGAGCTGTGGCGCGCCGTGGATGATTGGCTCGGACAGGAGAATCGGGCATGGAACGTATTTCGGGATGCCGAGTATGCCTCGTGGTCCTGGTCGAGCGTGCTTGGCGAGGCCGGGATGCGGGAGGACTCGGGCAACATTCTGACCGTGTTGTCACCGGAGGCATACCCTCAGTATTGCGCCACGCCGCTTGTGCAGGCGGCGGTGACGTCTGTGGCGAACTGGCTGACGCGTACGCCTACTCCCGAGTACAAGCCGTGCGGCGTGCAACTGCCGAAGGTCACGGCGACGCCATACAAACTACCGACGCCGGTCTACACGCCGCAGTCGACGCCTGGCGCCGATGCCACGGCGCAGGCAAACCTGCGCAATGCGCTGTTCAATTGGCAGGCGCGCCGGCTCTCGCCCTCAACGCCGATGGCGGTCGCCGCCGACGACGGGTGGGTGCACTACGGCGACACGGCAGACATCACGGTCACACTCGACTATCTGGACATCGGCTCGGACGATATCGAGGTGCGCGTCAACCTGGGCGGCGGGTCCACGCAGTTGCAGACGATCGACAAGGCCGGTACAGGCAAGTGGTTGCGTGAGAGCTGGCCGGTCTACGGCGCTGTGCTCGAGAATGGCATCACGGTCACCGGGCGTGGGGCGGCGCTGATGAGCATCACGGCGGGCGCCTCCAATCCGGTGTACCTGCACGCGCTCGACATCGAGGTGGACGCGACCGCGACGAGCTACCCGACGGCGACCAACACGCCGACCTCGACGCCGACGAGCACCAACACGCCGGCGGCCAGCAGCACGCCTACCGCTACGTCAACGGCAAGCCTGACGCCGACGAGTACCTCGACTGCGACGGCCACCAGTACAGCGACCAGTACCATCAC